CCCTTTTCGATTGTGCGGAACATGATGTCGGATACGTCAGTAACCTCTCAAACGTCCTTCCCATACGCATTTAGCACACCTGTCAGGGCTTTGGCTGCCTCTGCTGTGGAGGCTACACCTGCCCGACCCGCAATAGCCGACTGTCTCAGTACTTTTAACCCCCTGTCCGCAACGAACGAGGCTGAATTGATGTTGTATAGCGCATCGGCTAGTTCTGTGGGCTGTTGGCCCATTTCCATAGCCAGGTCGAGTACTGTCCTGCCAGTCCTTTGAAACTGGGTCTCTGATTGTCGGGCAATCGTGTTCACATCCCGCATGGCAGCTTCGAAGTCCATGAACTGCTTCGTCGCTATACCCCCAATCGCCAGAACCGGAAGAGTGATGGCCAATGATAGGCGTTTGCCAATAGCTGTCATGCGTGAGCCCATCTGGCCCATCTTCTTGCCAAACATAACAGCCCGGGACTCCGCTTTATCAAAGCCGCGGAACCATTGGTCTGTCTTCAGCATCAGCCGTGAGGCAATGTCGCCTAGGAATATTGTCATTGGTTATCCTCTTTCAGTTTCTGGGCGTTTCGGCGGCAATGCTCCATCCACAACTTCATGTTGCCTTCAGCATTGGGATCAACCAGGGGTTCGAACGAAACTGTTCTCTCAGACCAAGGGTAAAAGTCCTTCAGCCTGCCTGGGCCCATCTTGCCTAGCATCTTCCGTATCATGTCTACATGCCAAGATATCAGTTGTGTGGCAGCGTCTACGCGGCGTTCCAATGAGGGGCGTCGTCTCATATAGATCTTCCATTCCTGCCATTCCCGACAGGACATTCGATCTTGTAACTCTTCCACTGTGCCGCATTTGATTCTCTCCGCCAATTCATACCAGAGGTAACGCCCATCCTCTAGTTTTTTTCCAATTCCTTTTGGGACCCGAGGCTGAGACCGTTAAGCGCCACGGCAGCTTCGAACATGGCGTCCACTGCATTGGAGTTCTTCTTCATCAGGTCTTTGACTTGCTTGGGACTGAAGAGCGGTGTGACACCATCGGGTTTCACAACACATTTACTGATCACGGTTTCCCGGAAGCCGGTCACATTCCTCATGCTTCCCTTGTCTGTACGTTTGGTGAGAAGGAAGTTTTCAACATGCTCTGATTCGGCGGCGGTCAGAGTGCGGACAGTTACTTTACCATCCCACTCTGCGATATATACTGTATCTGTTTTGTTGTCGTCCTTGGCCAGAATTGCTTCTGGACTCAGGAACTTCGCGTTCTTCAACTGTTCTGCTTTCGCTGCTTCTTCTTTTGCCGCGGTTGCTTTTGCGGCTTTGGCTTCTTCTGCTGCTTTCGCTTTTGCTTCTTCGTTTGACATTGGTACTCCTCCACAAGAGTAATCAGTTGATGTTTAGATGCTCACACCGTCGATGGTGATATTGCCGGAGACCTTGATAGTGCAGTTTGCCACCATCTTGTCTTCCAGTGGTGCCTGCGGGGCATAGTTCGTCATGAACCCCTCGAATGACCACACGGACCCGTCAGAGAACGTGATGGTGATCGTTTCGGCTGCTTCATCGATTGGTGGGTCCGTTGCGGGATCAAAATGGATTTGAACACGCATCTCACCCCAGTCGACAAGAGTCTTGGGAATGAAGGTATGGGCCTTTACGGTACCCATGTGTGAGCTATTCACCGGCTCCCGCGAACCTTGCGGGGGCTCCACATCCAGGATTTCTGCAAAGAAACCGCTGAAAAAGGTAATGGCCAAGCCCGTTGAAATCTGAGCAGTCATTATGTGCTCCTTATGTGTTGGTTGCTCTCCGCACGATACGGAAGGACGCGACACGAAGATGCCTGCGGTTGATGTCCGGATCCAAGCCCAATGGCTCGCCTACCAGGAACACCCCGAGGTAATATGTGCCGCCCTGAGTGAATTTAATCTTCTGATTCAGTATGCCTACTATGGCCTCCATTTTTGCTACTCCATCCGTGTAACTGACTGAGCGGACCCGGATCTGTACATATGGGTACCGAACAGGATCCAGTGAGACATTTTTCAGTTGTGCTGGACTGAGCCCTGATACGTCATATAGAGTGACAACGTCGTTGGGTTCATCCGCCTCGGCCTGGATAGAAATAGCCCATCGCGAAGTACCACCGAAGGCGCCTATACCACCAGCAACAAGTATGTCCTTCAGATCTTCGCTTGCACTATTCATAACCGGATCCTTCTGAAATTGGCAACCACCTCTGGAAGGGCTTCTTCCAATGCACGTTCCAGGAACTTGGCGTTTCCGACGTTATGGTGTGCCGTCTCATTCTCATGTACATAGATTGAGTAATATGCTGTAAAGCCAACAACCACCACGAACACGGGTAGCTGCTGGAACCTGGCTGACAGTTGTCCTATGACTAGCTGACGATCCACACGGAGTTGCCCTGTGTCGTCGCCTTCCTTGCCTGCCCTGAACATCGCGTCGATCTTGGGTTGTCTATCAATCGCGTTGCTACTGGGCCACCACACGTACGATGAGGCACGTAGGTTGCCCAAGTCTATTGGGGTTTGACGTACAGCTTTCCGCATAACGGCAAAGCCCGCCTCAATCAATTGAGAGCGGGTGAGGAGGTCCACAGCTATAGAAGTCTTCCGCATATTCTCGCGGACCTTCTTTATCCCTGTTGTCCTGAGGCCGATAACCATGCTGTACGTGTTATCCAAGTATCATCGCCGATGGCATGTATCTTTGAGAACTTCCCTATACGGAAAGCACCGTCCACCGACGTTGGGTTGGCTTCCACACTTGTGCCGAAAAACAGATACCCATTTGGTGACAGGTCTGTATCCACGAATACCTTGGCCTGTGATGTCTTCTCTTGACCATCCGCATCTACATACAGTTCTTGCTTGTCTTCCCAACGCCCATCAATTGTTGATGGTGCCGCGAAGGTATAGTTTCCATAACCGTCGGGTACGTTTGGCGCCCAATAAGTAACTGTATGTGGATATTTTTCAGACATTAGTAATTCGTATCAGAATCAAGTGTTGGTGTCATAGCGGCAAAGATGACTTTCCGCTTCTTCTCAGACAGTGTGGCGAGTTTGCTTGTACAGTCCATGACCAACGCTTGCTGGCCAAACACTGTGGCTTCGAAGCCCATACCTACGTGTGTAGCATAGGTGTCCGTGGCTTCGCCCGCCTTCCTGCTTCTGAGTACACGTTGTTTGAGTTCCACAAAATGGGCCGCAAGGAACCGCTCAATCTCTTTCAGGAGTTCTGTAGTCATGCAGTCTTCCCCTTGGAGATACTTCGTCACAAGAACATTGGCAATACCAATCTGTGGCGTCGTATCCCACGTTACGGAGATGATCTCTTTGACTTCTGCGTCGGTTACCCTGTTTGCCATTTTGAATTACTCCTCGTCGTCGCGGTATTCCGCCGGAATGTCGCCCTTGCGGACCTTTGTGCCGTTAGGCAGCAAGTACCACCCGCCACCGCAGTGAACGGGCTTACCCTTCGAAGTGTCTGCGTCTGCGTCTTTGTCCTTAACAGACGGGCGTTCGGATACGGAGGGCTCGGCAGGTTTGTCGGCCTTGGCCTTCTTACCCTTCTTATCCTTCTTACCTTTCTTGCCCTTTTTCTTCTTGGGCTCCTTGGTCACTTCGCCCTCTCTGAGAGCGTCCTGAACGTTGATGTCGTCTTCAACTTCCAGCACGGGGATTTCACCCATTTCACGTGCCATGGGAATGGCCTTTTCTCCGAGGGAGGCAAGCTCCTTCTTCGTCAGGTCCGATAGCTCACGACCCTTGGGGATCAGTTCGCGGACGGGATTGCCCTCTGCATCCGTCGTTTGACGGAAGAATGGGCCGGTCAGTCTGTACACTCTTTTCAAGCTCATGGTATTTCACTCCAAACCAAAGGTGAGTGGTTAGCTGCCGTGGATGATGCCGCAGTTGCCGTTGGCATCCGATTTGAGTCGTGGCGCCCATGCGGCAAGGACCTTCATGTGCAACACGAGACCACCAAGGGAGGTCCAGCGTACATTGGTGAGGTCGGAGCCGACGGACAAGTCAACGACGTCGCGGGTGAGCTGCACGAGGATCACATTGCCAGCGGCCAGCTTGTCAGCGGGACGAATGTCGATGATTTCCTGGTACTCTTTGATGCGATCGTAGAACGTCTTACCGAGGTAGACATTCTGATCCGAACGCAGAGCCGA